TATACGGACATCACAGCAGCAGACAGCATGGTTGCCACTGCCTTGGCTATAACCGGAAACACCGAAGGAATCGACTCGCTGCCAATTACGTGAAGCTTCAACCGCAACGACACCGACAAATCCAAGAGCCAAACCGGAAGCAAGTTCGCTTTCATCATCGACTCGGTAGCATTCGAACGCTTTGTAGTTCGCGGCATCTTCGGTGGCTTGTTTGCTGATGTCACGCTTCAGATAAGATTCGTGCTTAACCAAGTCTTGTCGGCACGTTCCGATGCGTTCTACCGTTTGCATCGTGCAAAGAAGTTGCGCTCCGGCATCGCGTCCGCCGTTGCAGCGTACGTAGACGAACTCACCGGACAATGGCACGTATGGCAAGCCAGCATTGAAGCGGCATAGTGCTAATGCCATTGATGCGGCATAGCCCGCACAAGAGCCGCGACGGCCTTGGCTTCTCGTCCAGTTCAGATCGTAGCGTGCAAGTGCTGGCGAACGGTCTGGATTCTCGACGACTTGCTTAATCTGGTCTTTGCTCAAGACGTTCTGCGTTGCCCGATAAGGTGCGTAAACTTCTGGCCTAGAGTCAGGAACGATAAGACCACAAAAGTTACCGTCGAATTCTTGAATGCTCATTTGCCGATCACCTCAAAAATCAATGCGTCGGCTTGCTTTGCGGTCTTTGGTGCGATCCCTTTCTTGAGAACCTTGCCGGTTAGAGAGACAAACAGATAGGCCGGTCGTTCGTCGATTGCTTTTGCGTATGTCGCTGCTTCTGGTTGGTCGTCATCGTAAACTCGGAAGTTGATCTGACGCTCGAGCAGTGAGTCTCGCCAAGGCTTGTTTTGTAAGAGAACCGCTAGATCAAGATCGCGGTCGTCCGATTCTTCGAGAATCACGAACCACGCTGAAGGATCTTTGGCAACGAAACTCCAAGACGGAAGCTCAATGCCACTGCCACTCAATAGGAGGCCCGCTCCAGCGATGGCAAGTAGAACCGGGAATATAACCGACTTCCAGTTCACGGCTTCGCCTCCGCATCGTAGAGAGCCTTACCAGCCGCTTTAAGATGCTCAGCTACCCGTGCGTTGGGTGCCGCTTCGATCATCGAAACAATCGTGCTATGCATATCACTGACGTTCGCGGCCTTTGGTTTGCGGCTGCTCAAAGCAATCCACAAGCACCAAAGCACTGCGACGACAATCAGGATAATACCAAGCACAATTTGAGGACTCATAACGGTTCATCCTCGTTGATTTCGTATTCCTGATCGTCGGAATTATCAAACTCCGGAGGACTCGAAAGCTTGTTCTCAAGCCACTTGCGAAGTAGTTCAACTGCTATCTGAACTAGGATCGCAACTAGCCACGGAGGAAGGCCCAAGCCTTCGACTTCTGCTGTTGCGTTCGCTGTCATCGCAGCTTCGTCACCGCCAGCGAGGTAAGCTTCTCTTGCTGCCTGATAGGCCCTGCGACGATAAAAGAGGCCAAGTCGTTTTCTAGCCATTGGTTTCACCGTCCTTTGGCTGCTGCGTTTCTAAGAACTTTCGAGCGGCGTTTATGGCGATCGCGACAACTGCGGCTATGATTGGCCCCGCCATTCCACCGTCTTTTTCTAAGAACGGAACGACGACGTTCGCGGCATAGGTCACCAGTGCGCCAAGGATCGCGATCGCTGCCCCGGTTAGAATTTTCTTCAGTTTCTCGTCCATCGTCTTTCCTTTCTGTTGGTTCAATCATTTTACGCTATTTGTCTACTAGCTTTTTCTCAAGGCTTTCGGCATCAGGCACGCCCGAAGCTCCGGACAAATCACCGGAATTCCGGCCCGTTCGACGATCTCCCTAGCTTGCCTTGGATCGCTTTCGATGAAGTGCGAGCACTGCTCATTTACGATCTGCTGTGCCTTGAACGCTGCGATCGATTGTCCTCGGCGAGCTGCGATGTCCGGCCAGTGCCCAAAGATGATCTTGCTGGCAACTTGTCGATTTAGTGCAAGCCAACTTTCTGTTAGCGATCGGTACTTCTCAAGTCGTCCGGTGATAATCAGCGGAACGCCATGCGGGTAAACGTGACGAATTGCGGGAACGCTCTGCATCCAAGCGGAATAGCGTTCACCGTCATCGTCGGTATCGCGCGGACAGTCACCGCACAAGATGCCATCGAAATCGATCCCGATCCGCATTTGCTGCATTGCTCTTGAGCCGTAAAGCCACCAGTCAAACCAGTGCGGAAGCGGGAGTTCGCAGCCAACGTAATCGGCTAGGTGCTTGGATCTCGGCGTCGAAAAGATCGAAGCGTAAAGATGCTCGTCGCCTAGCGATCGCTTCAGTTCGCTAAACCTGCGGCCTGTGTTGAGTGAATCTTCAACAACGATCGTTCTACCCTTTTGAGGCACATTCTCAATCCGTCTACCGTGCGTTAGGCTGCGGAGTCCTTGCGACGAAGCTTCAAGAAGCGGCACGGAAAGATGAATTGCCATTGCCGAAGCGGCAAGCATTCCGGAACGAGGAACACCGGCAACAGCTGAGATTTCGTGTTCTTTCGCAATTTCGGAAGCGAGTCCTTTTGCTAAACCAAGCAAGTCTTCCATGAGCCAGTAGCGTGTTGAATCTCCGGTGGAAAGGATCATCGTCTCTCCGCTTTTACCTTTAAGCTCGAAGTCATCACAACCCACGCAGTAAACCGGACTCCACGGTTCTTTCTTGCCGTCAAGAGTGAGGATTTGCTGAGTGCCTGGTTTTCGTTTTTGTTTCGCGGCTAAACCATGCTTGGCGCACTTAAATACGGAAACATCACCTTGGCAACCACAATCGATCTTTCCGTAGAGATCGCCTTGATGCGTGCAGCGGTCGGACGGCTGAGTGTCGCCAGAAATCATTTCCAGTTCATCTTCAATCCTGCGTCCGCATGCGCAGTACACCGGATAGACACGAGGCTGTTTTGTAAATTCGTGTTTGCAATTAGGACACTTCATAGGTTCCATCGCCAACTAAGGTCGTCAACGTAAGCGGATCGCTACAAGCTACAGCCAATGATTCAGCATATTTGATTGGGTCGTTGGGTGATTCTCTCAAAAACAATCGTACATCGAGCACCTCACAACCCCTGCAATCTATCACGACAAACCAATTTTTTGCAGGACTTCCAAAGTCAGCAGAACCAAAGATACATTGCGAATAACCTGGTGCTCCATCTGGAGAAAAGAAAACTTCACTGTCCTTGGTTAGTAAATACGTCCCAGGATAATCGCCACCTGTAACAGTTAAAAGCAAATCATTATCAACACCCAGACAAGTTAAGCACTCGCAACCACAAGCCGAACCGTTACCAACAAGTGATACCGTCGCTGCATCCATATTGCAAACATCGGGAACCGTGACGCCTCGCGAATTGTTGACCGAAGACGTTGAAATGTAAGTTAATGCGCCAAGAATATCGTCGCAATTGCACTGATTGGTTCTTCGAAAAGTGTGCGTATAGGTTGTCTCTGGGCTTGTCGGAGGATTCGGTGGTATGGCAACCTCATCACATGATTTTCGAACCTTGTATTCAATCAGAACTTCAGTTGTCGAGCATCCAGCAGAGTAGGTTACGTTGACAGTAACTTTTGGCGAAACAATGCTGTATTCCGGAACGCACTGGGAAAAATCCCAAAGATAGGTATCTTCTGGACATAGATAGTTACTGTATGTCCAGCATGCGAACCGAGTCATGTTATCATTCGAATTCGGCGTGAATTCTTGCGTTTGATCGGAGCAATTAGGCCCAGTGAATCCGCTTCCGTCCCATCCTTCTCGCTGCGACGCACCAATACCAGCATTTAGGAAGAAAAGTCCATCAAACAAGATACGACACTGAAAACACTCAGCAGAGACATCGCAATCCGTAGTAGGACAAGTTGCGCCGGTTGATTTGCTAACGACATCCGGAGTTGGTGTATCTATTTGAATTGCACACGGAAACGGACACGGTGGCGTTCCTGTGCATTTATACAAACATCGCGTCGTGCAATCTTCGCCCTCGCAGCAATTGCATCCTGGGTTATTTTTCTTCGGCATTAGCTACCACCCGCGCCGCAATCTTCGACGATGACAATCCACTTGTTAGTTCGGAACTCTCGGCCAACAACGACGTACGTATTGCCAACAACAGCGGATTGCGTGATGTTGTAAGCGGTATCGGTTTCGGTTGTGGCCGACAAAACACCAGCGTCGGAGATTTCGTAAAACGTCACCGTTCCGCTTCCAAGCGTCGTCCCGCTGCGAGCTGCGATACCAGATGCGTCAGTGTAAGCCACCGCCATTTCGGTGTAAACGCGACGGCCAGCACCTCCCGTAATTCCAGTTGACGGAATGTTTGAAACTCGGCGAACACGGTTCCAATCTTCCGCTTTAATCTGAAGCCGATCGCCTGGGAACGCTTGCTTCATTTTAGGTGATTCCTAAAAGCGAGAAGTTGCCATCGTTGTAAATCTTGGATTTGTAGACACCGAGCAAAGTCGGAGTCTCGGCGGTCTTCGGCTTAAAGTAGCTCCAGACATATTCGTGACCCTTTTTATCGGTCACCGTCACTCCTGCATACGTTGCACTTGCTACGTTCGGCTGCGCGGAAAACGTAAAAGTAATTTCCGTATCCCCATCGGAAACCTGCTGACCTTCCGCGCCGAGAAAAAGAAGCTCGCCAGCAGCGAAGCCTAGGAAGGTCGCGTTGTTCGTTGTGCCGGTTAGGGAGACAACCGTGTTGATATACGGCAAGGTTATTTGTGCGCCTGTTTTTCGCTTGCGAATCTGAAGTTGCAATTGCGGGATGACGACATCGACGCCGTTAATTGTCTGACCATCGTAATTGATATAGTCGGACATTGCTGGTGGAGAAGTGCCGTAGGAGGTATTTGCGGCAACAGCATGAAGTCTTTGGAACGTCCCGCCGGTTGTTGAGAAGCTAATCGCGTAGCTTGCCTCACCCGTCGTTCCTTCAATCGGAGGCGGTTCTACGTTGGTTCGATTCTTTCCGCTGCTTGCGGTAATTCCATACGAAGCTTTGCACGAATAAAGCAGCGGCCCAAGCGGCGAGACATCAAAGGAGGTTAGCGGCAGACCTCCAAAGATTCGCGGAAGCTCGTCGCCGAGAAAGTGATAGACATCGGTTGCCGAGTTCGTGCCGGTGACGTAGTACAGCTTGGAAGCGGAAATCGCTCCACTACTCGGTACACTAAAATCTTGTGATTCCCAACTTTCAATAAGTTCCATTAGCCAAACACCATCCCGCCATTGGCGATTCGTGTAAGTTGTTCAAGATTCTTTTTAGCAATCTCTTTTGATTCTTTGGCTTCTTTAAGCAAGTCTTTTTGCGTTTGAAACTGGACGTTTCCACCACCAGCGGCAAGAGCGAAAGCGGAGGAGGTGCCAGAGACTGTTCCTTGAGTCTTGATTTCCTCTTGTTGTGTTGCGACCGCTGCATCCGTCGCGCGTTTCAAGTCACGCTTGGTTACTGCTTGCGAAGTTTGCGAAGTAACCTGTTTTCGAAGTGCATCAATTTCATCTTGTAAAATTCTCTGTCCTTCTTCCGCTTGCTGCCGTCTTTGGTCGGCTTCCTTGGCGGCGGCTGTTGCTGCTGCTGAACCGGCGACGTTACTTATTTTTCCGGCTTGCTGAAGTGCGGAGCCAAGTTGCTCAAGAGGCCCAAGCTGCGCGGCAATTTGTGGAGATATTACTTTGAGTCCGATGATAAAACCGGAAACGGTGTTTCCAGCTTGAGAGAAGACATCACCAAGGATCGTTAGCAAGGTTGATGACATCGATTGCCAAGCGGAAATAAAGCCGCCTGTCATTCCGTCCCAAAGCCCAAGCAAAGCTTGCGAGCCCTCTAGGAATGCAATCTGAATTTCTTTCCAAAGAATATCAACAGCCGTTCCTATGTCGCCTGTTTGAAGTGCCGCGACTGCGCCAAATGATTCAAAGTACGTTGTTGCCTCGTTGATCGAATCCACAACCCACGTCAAGCCTTCGGTCATCTTTGTGAGTGTCGGCAAAATCAACGACATTAGCGTTGCGCCTAAAGTCGAAAGCGACTTAAACAAGCCATCCGAAGCTGTCTTGAATCTTTCTGTGTCCTTGGCTGTTCTCGGATCAAGCTTCGCCGCTTCAAATGCCGCTGCGGCCACGTCCTTAACTTTCGAAAATGCGAACTTGAGTCCGTCCGCAATTAAGCTTCCGGTTGCGACCGATAAAGCGGTGAGACTCTTACCGAATCCGCGAAGCTGTGCAGAAGCCTTTTCGAGTGCTGGCTTAACGCCACCGCTTTTAACGCTAAGAGTTACAAAGACTTCACCCGCTGATAGTCCGGCCATTTCACTCCCCCTTTAGTAGCTCGGCCACATGCCGCTTGAAATGTCCGCTCTTGGCGTACTTGATTGCACCGGATTTCATAAACGATCGCTTCGGATAAGCTGCTTGGCGTTTCATAGTAATAAGGCCAAAGTCATCCATCGTCTTTGGTTTTGTCTTTCCGAACTTCTTGCGCTTCGCTGCCTTGCGACTGTACTTTTCGAAATCGCGAATAGCTTTTTGGAGTCCAATATACTTAGCGGCGTTCTCCGGTTCGAACATCCATTTTGTATCACCTTTAGGAGAAAGCCTAAACTGCTCCTTGCCAACGACTCCGCCAAATTCGTGAACCGCTGGCACGTTGTAATCTTGCTTTGGACGATTCCACTTAATTACCTTAACAATAACGCTTTGCTCGTCATCGGTTAGATTGTAGGTGATCTTTCGAAGGCCGTCGTCACCTGGAAGCCTTTGGCGTGGTGGCGTGCCTGGTTTTGATGGCTTTGGCGACTTCGCTCGTTTGAGACTGTTTTGAATTCTGATCCGGACGTTCGCGCCAATCGTTCCGAGAATCCTAGTGCGAAACTTTCCGATCTTATCAATTGTTTCTTGACGATCAAAAAAGCGACGCTTATCAGCAGATGAAAAAAACATATCTGCTTTCATAAACTTAAGCGTCATTTTCCACCTTTATTTCGCTTGCTAGTACCTTAGTCACCTTGGAGGCTAGCGGCTTCAAGCCGTGAAGATCAATTGCCGTTATGCTTCTTCGCTTCGTTTGGATATACGGATTGAATGCTTTGGCCTCCCAGTTGCGCTTATCTTTTCTCGGCGTCGCGAAGTCTCTAATCGCTGCTTCGATCTTTGCTGCTTTCCACCAAGAGCCTTCCGCTATAAACCGAAGTTCTTTGAGAGAGTACGGCCCTGGATCGATGCCGATTTCTCCCGAAAGCTCTAGTATCAATCGCCAAAGATCAAATTGTCCACCGCTTCGCTGACTTGCTGAAGCTTCGCCGCCTCCATCTGTTTCACCTTCATCAGGAGCCGCTGAAGGATTTCTCGGCGGCTGCTCGGGAAAAAATCTACGATCGCCTGAAGCAGTGCGGAAGTTGCTCTCTCAATCGCATCACCGAGTAAACCGTGTGCAAACATTTCTTCGGTTACGGATTTGCTCTTGGCTTGTTCTTCGATCAAATCCCAAATGACATCCACCCACATGCAAGGATCATCAACCAATCGATTTAACTCATCTTGCGACGAAATCACCTTGGCTAGATCGATCCCTCGCTTCGATCGAACTTTGCGAATCGCGTTGATGTCAATTCGCAAACTCCAATTGTTTCCTAATTCATCGACAAAATCTGACATCGCTTTCCTTTTTCCTTCCTTATTAGCTGCCGCTGATCTCGTACCAGTCTGGCTCAATCAGTGTGCTCGTATTATCAAGCTTTCGTGCGTAATCAACAGTGACAGAAAACGTGCGAACGCCTTCCAATTCCTCGGTCATCGTAAACGCTGTGACGATTCCTGGGAAACGCCAGCCGCTAGAACCGGCAGTTGCGATCGCACCATCCATTACGGCGAAGGTCAAAACCGTATCGGCGATGAAGGAATCCAATAAAGCAGCGTAAACAGCGTCAGCAGAGTTATTGTGAAGGTAGCCGAACTGGAGCTGAATCTCTTTGAGAGTCCCGGCCTTGGCTTTCCAGAGGCTTTCGCGGCTCATGACGTCAACCGTGCCTTTAGTGATCGTCGGTAGATCGACATTCATTGCTTGTCTGATTTGAACCCACGTCGGCGAGTTGTACGCGACGCTGTAATACAGTTTGCAGTCCTTGCCGACCTTTCCGATTGCTTCATTGGCCATCTATCGAGGCTCCTAAACTAAGGTGTTTCGTTCAACAATAAAATACGTGTAACTTTGAACGGCACGAAAGACGTTCATCGTTTCTAAGTTGTCGGCCTCGTACAGAGGATCGCTATCGATTCGCGTCAACGTGCAATCTGCTTTCTGGTAGCAAAATTGCTTCATTGCGCGTTCAACTTGTTCAGCAAAATCAACGAGCGTCTCCAGTTCTTCAACCGTTCCGCCGTCGTTGATTTCGTTTGTGTTTTTAAGCTTGGCAACGATCTCGATTTGAATCGAATACTCGCTGCGGTAAATATCTTGCCGCGCTGCTGGCTCCTGCGTTTTTGTTGCGCACCGAACATAGCACGTTGGAAAGATTTCTAAACTTTCAAGCGTGTAAGCGTGCGAGTAGCTTTTTTTGAACAAGACAGGATCAAGCGTGAAGCGTTCTTGCGTCGCTTGCGATTCAAGTTCGGTTACAATCTCGCTTACTAAATTTCTCGCTCGGCTCGTCATGCGGCATCCTTCTTCTTCGTGTGAATCCGCAATCCTTTTTGCCGAGTGTCGAGATACCGAGAAGCTTGCATCGCTCCCGTCGGAAGCACTTGGTAAACGCCATCGGAATCAACGATCTCATCTCCTCGCTGCGGTAAACCAAAGTTGGTTAGCGTTGCTTGCGAGTAGATGTAGTCGCGCGTAACAAAGCGAATGGTACTCCCATCGGCTTGCATGTTTTCCCATTCGGATTGTCCAAGCGTGACGCTAATGCTCGCGCTGCTGCTGCCTCTGCGATAAATCACGGTTCGGGAGACGTGCGCAGCCAACGTACTAAGAAGCCAGTCAACTCCGGTTCCAAGTACGTCAGCCATCGCGTAAATCTCCAAAACCGTCAATCACTAAGAGAAGTCATCGCTTGAAGTGCGTGTGCCGTTAAGATCAACTTTCACGACAAGCTGACCGGCTGTCTTTGCGTAAGCACAAACACCAATCAAAATCTTACCGGAACCGGCGCTTGTTGCGGCAACCTGCGTTGCTTCGGTCAAGTAGACCAAGACGCCGACTGCGTAAGTGTCGCTGCTAACGGCATCCACGTCGTACACTCCAGCGATTTCACCGCGACCGACGCGACCGTTTGCGACTCCCGATAGCTCGGTAACAACAACGGCCTTTCCGTCAGTCGAAAGGATAATGTCGCCGCTATTCAAGTTGGCGGACGCAGTGAATTCCCGCTCAGTGGCGGGATGAAACAGTTGAGCACCCATTCTGATTTACCTCTTTATCTTTTTTTGATTTAACTTCTTCAACTCGTTCGGCCCATCCGACGCCAAGCAGCGATTCAATAACTCCGGGATCGAGGTTGTCGAGGATCGCACCTTGCTTGTAATCATCTTGACCGACTGAAACATCTTTTAACAATCGAATCTTCATGCTGAACTTTCCTTTTGGTTATCAGCAAAACAACCGGCCAGACAGGATAAGGAAAGCGAACCTCCCTGACCGGCGTTTTGCTTTTCTTCGCTTACAAGCTAGCCGACTGGTTGTAAACCAATCCGCGCCAATCCAAGGCTTTGGCTCCAACGTAGTGGCGTACGTCGATGTTGATACCAAAGCGACCGTTGACGAGCTGCGAGGTTCGTACAACGGGTGCGCGTCCTGCGCCTTGCAAGTAAACGAATTCAATCGTCCGTGCTTCGCGGCTGACCAAATACCAAGTCGAGGTTGAACCGGATCGGCTTGTTCCTGCGACTGGATCGACAACACCGTTTGCTAATCGTGGTTCGCTGACGGTCAAAATTCCGTAGCGCGATAGCGGGTTGATCTGACCATCGTTCGCCGAAGTCGTCACGTTGTTCTGCGACTGGGTTAGCTGGATCGCGGTATCAGCCAAGTCCGGCGGAACAACAATATGCGACGCGGCGAGGCCAATCGAAGCATCACCATCCTTGAACTTCGCCATTGCTGCGATCGCGGCGGACAAGGTTGCACGTGCTAAAGCAGCGGATCCGAATCGGTTTCCGTCGGTCGTGTTAAACAGAGCACGTCCGGTTGCGGAAAGGTTTGCATTGGCGAGCAAGATGTTTGCTGCCAAATCAGGTCGGATTCGGCCAGCGGCTAAACCGAAATCTCTCGGAGTATCGGCAAGCTTTTGGAAATTGTCGCCAAGAAGATCAGCTTCGTCGATTTCCATCTGACGCGCGAATCGTTCGACGCGGGTTGCTTCCGTCGCCAAGCTTCGGTAAGCGTGAGCGGCTTCACCACCGATCGGCAAATAAGCAAGGTTGTTGCTTGCTGTCATGCGGATTCGGTTGTGGTTTTCCATATCGGGATTTTCCGATTCGGTCGTCCATCCGTCGGTAAAGTCGCGGATCTCGTTGTAGCCTTCTAGCACTCGTGCGCCGATGGTTGCACCGTAAAGGTTTGCGACCGAAGAAGTCGAGAAAGCTGCTTGAAGCAAGTCGGTTCGATCAACCGGAACTTCCTGACCGGAAACACGCAAAGCGTGAGCGGTCAATTCCAGCAGCGACGAATTGCGGAAGCGGTGAGCATCTTCCAAGATTGCTTGCTTCTGATCGCTGTTGATTGAGGCGCGAAGCCAATCAACCTTGCAAGCGTCGCGGAAGCGGCGTTGCTGCCACTTGTTCGATTCAACATCTGCACCGCCACGAATCAGCATAGCGGCTTGGAGGCTGGCCATCGTAGTCTGGCTGCTGCTCTTGCTGTGGATCGCTGGCCCGCTTGGACGAGCTTCGCGGGAAGCTTCAAGGTCTTTTTGCTTGCGAATGGTCAACTCGGTTTTCTCCTGAGTCCAGCCGTTTAGGATCGCGTGCGCTGCGACGTCCACGGTCTTGCCTTTGATCGAAATCGAAGGGTTTCCGAACTTCGCGCACAAAGAACGGATTTCGGCGGCTTTCTGCGTTTCGCTTGCGAGCTGAGCGCGAAGGTCGATTGCTTCGGAAGAAGCGGTTGCAACGGGTTTATCTTCCATCGCTTTCACTTCTTCGGACATTTCAGCATCCGCCACCGGAGGAACCATTTCCTCCATCACTTCGGCGTACTGCTTCTGTAAAACCATCTTCAGGTCTTCGGATACACTCGCTGGATCGAGGCCCAACGAGGCTACCCATTCTTCAAAAGTTGGCATCTGTTGTGCCTCCATATATCCCGACTTTTTGGCTAAAACTTCCGTTGCGGTTTCGGGATCTCCCGCGACGGAAACGAACGAAATTTCTTCAAGCGTCGAAGCGGTTACGACAAGGATCGGCCCATCAAATTGACGACCGTTGACCGTGACTGTTTGCCCTTCGCTTGTGGTTGTGTAGTCATTGATCGAAAGACCGACTGAAGCTTTCCACGGGAAGCCAGCCCTTCCTGATTGAATCAACTCTTGTGAATCGGCGTTCTGAATTGAGAAAACACCAGTTGCTTCAAGCTGCGTCCCGTCGTTATTGATTTCGGTCGTGTGACCAACCGGACGCGACGTGTCGTGATCGCGATGAACTGGCAAAGCTTCGGATCGAATCTGCATTCCGCCAAGATCAACGACAACCGGCCCACTCCAGCGGATCGCTAGCTTCGGATTCATCACGCCGCCAGAATAAGCGTGAAGCACAAAACGCGGCGTTGCTCCGGCCTCGGCATTAAGCTCAATCGATCCAGTTGCATTGAAGCGAACAGTGTTATCTTTGCTTGCGGTCATTTCTGCCTCAATCTGTCGTACTAGCTTGTTGGCCCAAACCTTTCCAGGCTCACCGCCCCAAAGTGCGTAAGCGATTCTTCCCGCACTTGGAAAGCCTTTCTCACCCGGCGAGAATCCTTCGCCTTTCTTGTCAACTTCATGGCGATCAAAGTAGGCTTTCATCCGTTTCGCGGTTTCCGGCGAGATGTTTTTGCCGTTGCTCAAATCGCGTGCTCTGGCAACCCCAACTTCGGTTCCGCCTCGGTTGTATTCCCGTCGCCAATCCAAACCACGCTTGGCTTCTTCGCGAACGCCTTTGGGTGGCGAAAAGTCGATGTCATCAATTGCAGCGTTAAGCTCTGGCTGTGTGTACGGCATTACGGCTTCAAGACTCCGCTGATTTGGACGTTGAGTTCAAGCAGAGCCGTTGTCGTCGCAATCCCAAGGATCGTCACATAATCCGCGCTCGTTAGGTCGCCGATCGGACAAATTGCGCCCTTCGTTCGGCTGACCGTGTAGACTTCGCCGACTGTTAGCGTTGCACCAAGATTGATTTTGCCTTTGCTGCCGAGAACAAAGAATCCGCTTGTTGCGGCAGCGGTTAAAGCGATCCCCTTCGCCTCGGCTTTCGCTGCGCCATCGTTCGAGTCGCACTGGTAGTATTTACCATCGGTGGAACTTAGATAAACCGGCATCCCTTGAGTGATCGATTCGCCAGCGGTGAAGATCGCAATTCGTGCATCTAAAGCACCGACGGCGACGTTTGCGGCTGTTTGCGAGAGGTTAGCCACTTGCAGCATCCTCCTTTGGAACCGAATCAACACTGCCATCCGAAGCGTCGTCAAGAAGTGCGGCGACGTTATCCGGCGACAAACCAAGTCCGGAAAGCATCACGGTTGCCATCGTGCGCGTCATCTTCTTGGAAGCGTACTCGGTCAAAATGTCCATGATCGCTTTACGATTGCGGTTCCACTGGAGGCGAGATAGACCCATGAATTCGCCCGATGCGGAGTTTTGCTCGGCTTGCACTTGCTCGGCCTCCTGCTTCGCTTGTGCGGCCTGATCGGCGGCTTTCGCTTTCGCTGCTTCTTGCATCTGAAGGACCATCACCTGCTCTTGCGAAAGCATTCCGAGAGCCTTGCGGCGATTAAACTGCTCCATCAATTCGCGATAGTGTGCTTCGCCGTCGATGTTGTTCTCGGCGAAATACTTTTCTTCCGTCATTAGGCCGTTGTTAATCAAGCTTATCGCAGCGTTCGCGTCGTCAACCGGATTAGCGGATTTCGCTGGCGGCCATGTCCACTGGTGCGGGATTTCTTCGATCGCATCGATTGCTGGTAGGTAGCCATCGATTAGTAAAGCTTCATCGAGCCACCAAGAGAAAATCTTGTCGAGGCAAGCGGTCTCCCATTCGTTGCGTTCAATTTCGATCTGGTGATAGTAAAGCTGATGATCGAGTCGCGCGGAAGAATAGTTGTACTGCGATGAATCGCCGCGGGCCTTGTTAGTTGGCATCCCTAAGCATCGAGCGATCTCCATCAGGATCGCATTGCGGAAGCTTTCGTAAGTCGTCGTTGGCTGCTCTGGCCGGAACTGCGACATCTTCCAGCCGTAGGGAAGGCTTGTCATCATCCCTCGATCGATTTGAACGTGATCGAAAGGAGCCACCGACGTATCAACGGTTTGACCTGTAGAATCGTAAGTGTTCGCAGTCGTCTCAATCACGGCGGCAAAGTCAGCAGCGGTTTCAGCGGCAAGGATCGTAGCGAGCGTGTAGCGTCGCAGCATCGCGAAAAGAGGAAGTGCGGGTGTGACTTCGGGAATACCTCGAACCTGTCCAGGTCGAACGCGATTGAAGACGTGAATCATGTCTTGTTCGAAGACGTCTTCTTTTTCGAACGAGTTGATAACCCAAGTATCACCGGGATGCTGTTTCAAAACGTGGTAAATCGTCGGATTGTTATAGCGATCGAAGATAATCCCATCGACTGCTCCCGGTCGTCCTTCAATCCAACCTGGCGTGGAAATCTGATCGGCTTCAACTAGCTGAACGTCGAGCTGTACCTGATTGCGGATAATCGGATTGTTGACGCGAAGAAGAAAGGCTTCGCCATCGACGCACTTAGCGAGTCGTGCTGTGCGCAGTTTGCGCGTTAAGTTGATCGACTTCATCCAGCGGTAAAACTGCCGTTCAATCTCCCTAGCCGCATCGCGGTCTGGAAGCTGAACTTGCAGCCTCGGCCCGGTGCTGACAGTGTCGTTGGCTAGCGTGTTAACGATGCCATTTCCAAACGAGTTGGCTTCTAGGCATTCGTATCTTGCTCGCTGCCTCAGCGTTTTTCGGATCGTCAGACTATTAGCAGCGGAAGCGGAAAGGTCGTCAGCATATCGCCAGTGCTTTTGGTTTTCGCCGGTCGTTTGTGCGGCGTCGTAAGCGGCGGAAAGCTCGGCGCGGGAATCGGCTCGCATCTTGCGGAGTGCTTCCGCTTGCTTGGTCGCTTGCTGAATCGGTTTGCCGAACTGGTCAACGATTGGCATCAGCCGCGATCTCCGTTTACGGCGGAACCTTTGCGAATCTTTGCGAAGATAAGCCCGCGCCACGGCGTCGCGGCTCCGGCGTTGGCGGCTCGGTGGCGATCGGCTTCGATAAGCTCTTGCGTGCTCGCTCTCGTTGCGGAAGTACCGTCTACGCTAACCGATTGCGGCTTGCTGGCTGCTTCTGCGATTTCACCGGGAGTTAAGCTTCCGTCGGCGTTTGGCACTTTTTGAGACTCGCTGTAAGAATTTTGCTACGTTTCGGCTGTAGCGTTCATTCTACTCGACTTGTCTAGTGCCTACTCCCGACGACGGTTCAGAGCTTCGTCCCGCATCTGCTGGAGGCTCTTGCGAGGTCGTTGCAAGACTGGTTGCGGATCGGCTTGCGTCCGAACGCCAACGACCGAAGCAGCCACAAGGCACATCACCAAGCAATCCAAGAAGTGATTGTCTCGGCCTGTCAATAGCTGCCATTCAACAAGCGTTCGACCTCGACCAGCGGTTTCAATCGCTTGTTCGCTACAAAGGTGATCGGCGAGCATCCGGTGCTTCATCGGAGAAGCCTTGTAGAGCATCATTGCGCCCGGTTCGCCTTCCGGCTGCTGAAGCCTCTGGTGTAAGACGGTCTTCCAGTGATTCACGTCCGCGATGATATGTCGCGGAACTTGCTGCCCGGCGTTTGCTGCCGAGATACGCCACTCTGGCCCAACGATCTCACCGGGCTTTCGCGGCCACTGATTGATCGGAGTTTGCTTGGCAGAAACTCCGCGACCGTGCCACGGAAGCCAAAGTGAACGCTGTTCGGATTGGCGAACGAAAGAATAAACGGTTTTGGTACTTGGCCCCCAGTTGGCGTCAATTACGATTCGTTCGATCGGCATCGCTGCGCCGTCGTCGCGGACGAACTGACGAGATAGCAAGTGCGATTCAAGTCGTCTGAGTCCGGAAAGCAAAGAGGCTTCCAGGTTGCCGACTCCGGTTTCGTGCGTGATCGTTCGTTCGATCTCGGAAAGCGTGTAGTAAATCTTTCCCTGATCTGGCCAAACTCCGTAATCGACGACCCACGAGGTGAAGCCGTCAGCGACGGCTAACACAGCATAGAAGAAAGCGTTTTGCTGAATATCGACCGCGCAAACGAGGTGATTCGCTTCGCGGGGAATCTCGCCTTGTGCGTAACCGCTGGCGCGTTGACAAATGACGTCTGCCGTTGCAGCGTGTTTGCCGGTTTGGTTGCCGAGTGTTTCCTTGGGGTCGTTTTGGTACTCGGCATCGAAGGTATCCGGATTGCCTAGCTTTAGATTCACGGCGTGCTGGATCGCGGAAAGTTCATGCGGCTCATAGCGTGCTGGCCAGCCGACGATCGAGCCTTCGTCCATCTCTTGCCGGTGCTCGGCGTAGAACTCAGTGGCTTGTGGTAGTTTGTCGTTACCTTGCTTAAGATCGCTGATTCGCAGTTCAGCGTAGGAGTCCCAGAGTTTTTGATTACTTGGCCATCGGTAAACCATGCGGCAGCGTTCGCCGTTCCACCTTGGATGAATCGAACGATCGAGGAGTCGGTCTGCCATATCACCGCGACGGATGACCGTACAAGGCATTACACCCGCGATTCGTTTGCCCGGCCCGGCAAGACCAAGGATCGCACCCGATAAGACGCGTTCGCGCTGAGCGCACTGGTTTTCGGATTTCGCGGAAGCATCGGTTTGGGGGTCGTCAACGATCGTCAAGTCAGGTCGCATCGATTCGCCATCGGCGTTGACATACTTTGCACCACGGATGCGGCCTAAGAGGCCAGCGACGCGGATAATCGAACCTGAAGCGGCGGAATCCTTAACCGTCGGCAAAATAATCTGGTTGCCTTTGTAGCCGATGTTCGTTTGCTTGCCGCCGAGCATTTGGCCTTTAGCTCGCTGCGAGATGCCTTCAAGTTTCTGAATCGGAAAGCAGACTTCCGGAAAGTCTTGCGTAAGGATCAAGTTGGTTTCCAGTTCGACCTTTAGTTCGGCTAGAAGTTCTTTCGCGGCGTCGGCGGATGCACCAACGAGCATGGCGAATTTGCGGTGGCCGTAGAGAATGGCCCAAAGAAGTGCGCGGACGCAAATCGTGGTTTTGCCGCTGCCGCGCGGCATAGCAAGTGCAAAGAGGCCACCTTCAAGAATCGCGGTTTCAAGGCGTGCGATGACTTTCCGGTGATCGTCGCCGAAGTCGAGGAGGAAGGATTGCGGAAAGTACGAAACAAAAAAGGTCATCATCGATCGCGCGGAAGCATCACGGCGTTCTTGATTCGCAACGGTTGGAAGCGGACCGATTTCGCGAACGGTTTCGTACTCGGCGCGTCGCTTGGTCGCAACTCGATTGCGATGTCGGTCTTCTGCCGACATTTTGCCGGTGACAATCTTTTCGGCCTCGGAAAGCTTTTTGTAGGCTTTCCAAGCTTTTTCCTTTCCTTCTGCGATTTCCTTGAGACGATCGGATTCAGACATTTTCGCGGTATGCCTGTTTTCCGGTTAGATTTTCCCACCGCTTCACGATCACATCGCAGTACTGTGGGCTGATCTCCATGCCGTAGCATTTGCGGCCGAGTTGTTCGGCGGCAATGAGAGTGGTGCCGGTTCCGCAAAACGGCTCATACACGCTCTTTGATTGGTCGCATAGCGTCTGCATCACCCAAGCCGGAACGTGTAGCGGCATGGTGGCCGCATGGATGTCCGAAAACTCGTTTCCTCTTTGCGGAGGCGCAACGTAGACGCTCTGGACGGTGCCTCGCCACGATGAGAGCGGGACAGCCCTCGACGCGCCATCGCTGGCGGCAAAGATAATCATCCACTCGTAACGCGACGCCATGACTCCGGCCGCCATCGCTGGTGCGGCGTGCCCTTTGTCCCACGTCGCGACATCGACAAGCCTGCCCGCGTTGTCCGCGATAAACCTGACTAGGTCTCGCTTGTTTCCAGCCAGCGGCTGCACGTTGACCACCCACGCATCGGACACAGCCCTATCGCTTGTACCGAACCACGCGGACATTAGTTCGGCCCACTCGGCGGCGTTGTCTTCGTGGTCATCGTATGCGTTGGCTTTCGCCGCCATTTTTTTGTTGCCAGACAATGCCACCGACTTTCCCAGAGCATACGGCGGCGACGTGAAACACAAATCCGCCTTCGCCCCAGCCATCAGCCGCTCGACATCCTCCGCCTTCGTGCTGTCCCCGCACAACACCCGATGCTTTCCGAGAATCCACAAGTCTCCCGGCTTGGTGATCGGATCGACTGGAGGTTCGGGTACGTCGTCTTCGGTGACTTCCTGCGGTTCTTTCAAGATTTCATCAAGCTCCTTGAGGTCAAATCCTGCTGCATCACGCAAAGCGTCATCGAGTCCTTCTAGCGTTGCTTTGAGAATCTCATCATCCCATTCAGCGAGTTCCGCAGTTCGGTTGTCCGCGATCGCATAGGCTGACATATCCGCGCCGGTGAGATCCGATTGAACCACCGCGATCGTTTCCCAGCCGAGTCGCTTGGCGGCTTCAAGTGTTCCGTTGCCTGCACGAACGACATTAGATAAATCGACAACGATTGGCTTCTGTTGGCCGAAACGGCGAAGGCTCGCCATGATTGATTCGATGTTCCGATCGGAGTGCTTGCGAGCGTTTGCCGGATCGGAAGAAAGGTCTTTAACGCTGCGTTTTTCAATTTTCATAAAGTACCACTTTAGATTGATGCACAAACGGTTGATGCACAAACGGTTGACCTACAAAAGAGGTAAAGAAAGAAACTGTATCTCAAAATGAGACTGATCGCATTGGACACGATCGCATGGCGGGGGCAGGAAGTACCTACAACCGGGGGGTACCCGTTAGAGGTATCTATCCCCCTCATAATAAGTATGTCTACAGCGACCACGTTCGAACCCATTCCTCACCCCTCCATTCTACGCTTGACCCCAAACGCACGAGGATCGCTTTAGACGCGAGTTTTTGCGTTAGCGACTCCGAAGCCAAGATTAAGTCTCCGGCGAAGCTACAGCCCGGCCTAAGGCCCAAGAACCAGCCTCTATCGTGCTCCGGAACCGGAAGCCAACAAGCTAGCCGTCGTTCAGCCTTTAAACTTGCTTCAAGCTGATCGATGACTTTCGGCGCAGTAATACCGTTCAGCCGAACTTCCATCAAGTGAATCTCAATCTCGACCTGGCCCGCCAAGGCAACGGCGTAGTGCGTTGCGTCAATCACCTGGACCATGCGGCACGGCATCAAGAGTCCGTAGTTCATCGCTTTCCTTTTCGAGGCTTGGCCCAGTCTGGCATCTCAAAGATCCGAACATCGAGCCAGCCCGGAGAACAAACGCCACAGCGTTCCAAGACAAGCCGATCAATCTGGTTGTCGTCGCACCAGATGCCAACTTTGGTGAGCGAGTCCAAGGCACACTTCGCCACGTTGTCGATGTCTCGCATTCGGCGATCCGGCATCCAGCAATAGACCTCCACGGCCAAGCGACAATCAAGCGGCTTTCCGATTTCGCCGAGCTGTTCCGCTACGTCGCGATGATATTTGCGGCCAACGGCGCCGATAATCGTGCGACCTCGGAAATGTTTCCAGTAGTGATTCACCGACGGCGGATAGGGAAGCATAAGTTCGCGAAGAAGTTTATTTGACTGCATCATGATTATTCTCAGAATCCTCAAAATCCGTCGCACCGGAAAGCCATTGCCAGTTGTGCGCGATTAAAGCTGGGTCATCGATATGAAAGTCTCGGAATGTCCATGATTGATGATGCCTGATTCTCGCCAAGATATAGCCGAATATATCTGCATCACAAGCGGTCGGTTTTCTTTCTTGAGAGTTTACCCAATTGAGTTTATTTGCGCGCATAAAAAAACCTCTGATTCTTACTTCAGAGGCGGCAAATGTTGACTCGGCCTGAGTGTTTAAGTTAGCGTCGAGCGTCTCTTACGCGACTAACGCTAACTTACACTCCTGCCTGTGTCAACAAATAAACGCCGACTGAAGACAAAAAAGAAGAAAAAAGACAAAAATTCCGACTCTTAATACTTAGTGCGCAACGGAATAACTAAATACGAATATCCCTAAGAATATGGGAAAAATGCAAAGAAAATTGCTAGAAGATAAGTTAAACTTATCCAGCCCAGTCGGAACCGTTAGTGAATTCGGGTGGGTTGCTGTATTTAGCCCAGCCTGTTCCGCGCTGCGTTTGGCCTGTCTCGGTGATAATCGCACCGATGCGGAGAAGTGCCGCTTTAACCTTCGGCCTTGAGATGCCTGTTATTTCGCTGATTTGCTTCTCTGTAAGATCGCCGCTTGTCAGCGTGTCTTTCACCACTCGATCCGTTTCGCGCTCCTCTGCGGCCCGTTTTTCCGCTCCTGGTGACTTCGGTTGCTGCACAATCGGCTTCTCATCGGTCACGACTCGCCAGACTGGAAAGTTGAACTGAATGGTTCTCGGCTCCGGCTGCTTCCACGACCTGACCAAAGCTTCGCAAACGCAATAGCCCGGCGTTTCATGCGGACGGATGACCATATGAGCATCGACGGATCGACTGATTGTTCCGGCCCCTGCTCCGACATCAGAGAGGCTTTTGTCACCCTGGAAGCCTTTTGAGGAATGATGAATTACCACCACCGCGCAGTCCATTTCCGTTGCCAATCGTTCAAGTTGCGTGTAAATGCCACCCATCGCGGTATTATCATTTTCGGAGATGCCGGAGGGTATCAGCTTGTAAAAAGCATCGAGGATAATCGCGGAATAGTGACCTGGCCTCGTTCCACCGACGTGCTTCTGAAGCATCGGAATATCACACGCAATGCCTCGAAGACTAAGCATGTCGATCATATGCCGCTGATCTTCTGGAACATTCATCGCTGTTCTAGTTGCGCGGTAGCGATAAGAAAGCGTCTCAAGGTGTAGTTCGTTATCAACGACCAGCGTCTTTCCTTGCCGTGCGATCGGAAAGCCTAGGAAGTCGCTGCCGGTAATCAGGCACATTGCGAGATTCGACGCGATGAACGATTTGCCGACCTTCGGAGCAGCAATGATATTCATCACGCTGCCGGTTCGAATCAGACCATCGACGATCGATTGCCTTTCATGCGGGTAGTTCTTCTCGATGTACTCAAGGCTAACGATCTTGAGCATCTCGGATTTAGGCTCCAGCGGATTGTCATCCGTGACGTATTTAGGCATCTGGGAACTTCTCCTTGGCCGCCTGGAACGCAGCTCGGCCATCACCGTTATGAATCAGATTCTTGAACGCTTCGAACTTGTTGTAACAGTGATCGCTTTGAAGGCCGGTGGATGTCGTAAAGATGTATAGGACTTCCGTTCCATCGGTCGCCGTGACCATCGAAGCGGAGATGCCAAAGTTCTTTCCCGGCCTTGTCCAGTGGATACCATCGTGACTCGTCCAGCCCGGCAAGACTTCCGGCCAAGTCATTTCCGCCTTAAACTTCTCGATCACCGGATGACCGTCGCCGTGCTCGCTTGGAGGCATTAGCGATCGCTTTGGCTTGTAAATGGGCGCGGATTGCGACTTGCGCAAATCAAATCTTGCACCTACTTGCCAGAGTCGCCTGCGCTCCTCGCCGGTAATCGTCGGAATCTCTGGAAGCGGATTGCCGAGGATCTGGACGTAGGTTCTCTCCTTGATCGGATGAACGCCAAGCGGTGAGCCTGCGCCAACGATGTAGCCGCCTTCTCCGCGCGTCTCAATCCTGACCTTCTTGCCGTCGGCTTGCATCGCGATCTTCTGATTTCCACCGAGCACATCGCAGCGATATAGAACGTGATAGCCATCCTTTGGCGTCTCGACGACCGCAAGCTTGCAAGCGACATCTGGAATCGCATCAAACCAATCCCAGAAGATGGAGCCGTCGTCGAAGTCGAGCACTTCAAGACCACCGCTAACGGCTCCACAGACAAATCCGATACCTGATTTGCGAGAGAACCATGATTGCAATTCTTCATCAGTTGCTAAACGATCTTGGTACTCCTTCCACGGCACCGCAGCCGCCTTGCTACCATCGAGCCGAATCGGAACAACTGAGATTCCTGCCGCGATGTACTCTCTCGCAATATCAAGCTGATTCATTAGCGTGAACCTCAATTTCGGCCTTAATATGATTCAAACAACGGAAGATTTTTTCTTTTATGATGCACCCGAAAAAGATCTTCGATTGGCCGAAAACCGTTTGGGTCTATGTCAAATCTCAGCAGTTTTGTAAGTGTTTCTTGTTTTATGGGTTTTCCATTCCAAAGTATTTCTTCCGAGTCCGCAGGGCCAAGATTAGAAAATTGCAGCTTGTACAAGCCAAAAGATTTCACTGAAACCATTTTTTGCTGCATCGGAGACCACACCGAAGTGACGCTAGTAGATAACTTATGAAACTCGTTTGAGTTCCATTTGTTACTTGAACCTAAAGTAGCATTGTTTTCGCGTCTGTTTTGCGTCAACTGCGAAAGGATGTACAGCGTATCTCGTTGCGCATCTGTCATATCACTATTGCGAGTCTTCACCTCTATTATCATCAGAAGTTGAAATGACCTTCCATGATGTGTCTTGTATTTATGAACGATGTAGTCCATGTCATAAATGACGATATGCTGCTTCTGGCTGTCGAGTTCTTCATTCTCACGAATCCATCGACCAAAGGAGGATTCCGTTGTCGATGTACATCCACAATTGACGCAAGTAAAAACCTGATTGAATTGCCTTGTCATTGACCGCACCTCGCCATAGCAAGTACTGCTTGGTCGTGATCTTGCTCAAATCCTATCCATTTGCGATTTAGCTTGATTGCTGCGGCAGCGGTTGTGCCACCACCTAAGAATGGGTCGCAAACGATACCGTCACTTGGGCAAAGATTCTGTATCCAGTATTCGGCCTCTGATTGCGATTGCTGCCAATCATGGTGTGACTTTTCTCGTCCTCCTGAAACAACGTCATGTACAATCGTCTGTTTATCGTCGCGAGTTCCTTTAACAAACCATAGCATTGCTTTCCATCCAACACGAATCCCATACTCCTTCATGAGCGATTCACCTCCAGAATGAAGACAGCAACAGACCCACCAATAACGTAAATGCTTCGATAATATTTGCAGTGCGTCAGGTATTTGGATGTGGCCGACGTAGGCCATTAAAGATCCGCCATCCGCTAGCTTATCCGCTGCGAACTCTCCGAGGCCATCAAACAATTCAATTGCTTTTCGGTCATATGGTGGATCTGTAAAGATTAGAGATAGCGATCCATCTGCTACCTTGTCGGTGAGCTTGCGAAAATCTCCGATATGCACGTTGTCAAAAAATTGCGGTTCGACTTTTGACGCTGCTTCTTTTCGCTTATCTTGCCGATTCTTAGACTGCCGTTTTTCTTTGATGTCCTTCGCAACACGATGAATCGATGTCTCTTTGCGACGAACCTTTTCGACAACCTCAGGTTCAATTTCTCCTTTCTCCGCTGCGTCCAGAATTAGCTTGCCAGCATCGTAGGTACGTTCACCAACGCCAGCGGTCTTGGCTGACTCCTTGCGGGATGGGTGATCTGTGTTTTGTGACAATGAACCTGCGGGCAATTTTGCCCGTAGGTCTGTTCGCGTTCCTTTGTTAGCCTTCGCCAGCGGCTTCAATACGTCTTCCCGCTTGCGTGCTAGTGCTATGCGATCAATATCGGCAAGGTTGCGACGACCGAACTGGTTGTCAATCATCCACAAAATAACTTGCGTCCGATTTTCAAAGCTTTTTTCAATTGCGTCGTAACCTAGATCGTGACGAGTGCAAATCTCATAACGATTGTGACCATCAACTAGTATTCCTTTCCATACAACCAATGGATCGCGACAACCTTCCGCAATTATATTTTCTTCAAGCTGCTTGAACTCCTCCGGTGATAGCGGTGGAATTAACGATTTAAGCTCCTTGTCGATTTGTATTTCCACAATCGACTCCTTTCAGACAAAAAAGCCCACCCCATTTGTCTTGACCGCCAACTGTGCGAAAAGCACGAAGACACAAACGGGATGGGCTAATGTTCGGTAATGTTGGCGGTCAACCAACTTTCAAAACTATATCAAACAGACGCAAGCAAATCAAGATAATTGCGTCACATCTTCACCGCCATTCCTTCTACAACCATGACGCTATTCACACACAACCATTGGTCGTCGTACTTCTCGTCGTGATACTCAACGAGAGCCAAATATCTTCCGTACTTCTCTTTCTTATCCTTGAACGTCTGAACCGCGACACTCTTGCCTTCAATACGCTGAGCCAGCCACGCTTTCGCTGCTACGCCTTCCGGCGTTCGCAGCTCCGGTGCGTTGATTCCGCTAAGACGCAAAATTGTCGTATGCTTGATTTTAAAACCAAGATCAATTTCAACTTCGATCGTATCGCCGTCGATGACGCGCGTAACTTTTGCTATGTATTCGTACATAATCACACAACCTCATCTTTCTTTTGTTGCCGTACTTGAATCATTGCGTCAGCAACATCATAAGCCAGCTTAGCAAGAGTCGTTTCGATCTCTCGGCCATGCTTCCACTCAACACTAGGATCGGCGCAAAATCCCGCCATCGCTTTCGCTGCAAAGTAATCGCGGAGAGTCATGCCATCCGCATCACTACCGAGCCTACTATGAGGAAACGCTGGTTCGTTGTTGTTGTCACTCATCACACCACCTTCCTTCTTATTTCATCTTTTGCATTTAAGATAGCATCCTTAAGTTCGTATTGAGCATCAACAGCCTTCGATGTCTGGTCAACAAACGAGCTATCTGTAAATGGCTGTGACGCTGCAATAAGTCTTCGTATTGTGTTTTCAAGTTCTTCAATGCGAGCGTTTAATAAAAGCATCTCAAACTTTGCTGGTACTTTTCTAAACATCACACAACCTCATCCTTCTAAATGTGTTTACCGTGTTTCTCATGTTCGCCACGCTGACCGAATGCGAGAGGATGATAGTTAAAGCTACCGTCACCATCGCCTTCGATTGTACCCATGACACTATCGTTCCAATAAACCTCTAGCTTTCCATCGAGCACCAGATCGCGACAGCCTGTTGATCCTGACCAAGCTTCGAGATAACTGACAAGCTCACCGATGACCTTACATTCCTCGCCGGTATGCTGTAATCGGCAAGAGGTTGCCAGATTGACTTTTTCTTCCCACTGATCTTGCAATTTCTTTACACAATCCAAACACCATCCCGAATCAGAATGGTCGCAGTTCTGTAAATGAGGCATCGTCATAACTACACCACCCTCTTTCCGCATGGACTACCATCGAGCCATTCGTAATCTTTCAAAAAACGCTCTGCCATCCATCCGTTAATTGAAAAATTGTATTCATATTTAAATGTAGTAACTTGACGCTCATGTTGCTTCTCGTACTTCGGTCGATACCACCGTCCCCTCAGCTCATTTCTATCCTCCCACGCATACGGCACATACTGCGGAGTTGTGCGACGACGATAGACTACACTAGGAATTTGTTTTTTACTCTTCCTCGCATCAATATCTACTTTGATCCAATTGGAATCTGGGCTTGCCATTCCCTTGCGGTATTCATCGCCTTCCTCGACATCTTCATCAGGATGCAGCAACCTCCAACCTTCGCCTGGGTCGGGTTTGTCGTGCCATTCGGAGATAACATTAACAAACAAATGACGCATCACGCCATCGACCAATCCCCAAGCAACACCACAACCATCGATGGCAACAACTTCCCAAGGCTTGTCGCTTTCTGAAATGCGATACTTCTTGCCAACTTCAAGCTTCACTTTGCTTGCTCCTTATCTAATCGTTCCAATTCCGACTCTAACCTCTGAACCTCCAGCAAAGCAAGATACACCTGCTCTTGCTCCATCTTTGCAGCCATCACCGGCCTTTGACCAAAGCGAAAGTCGGCAGCAGTCGATAGGTTGCGGTACTTGAACAGTGCGGAGCGAAGTTCGGATTCAAGTTGTTGTTGTTTGCTAATCATCGTCCCTCACTCCATCAAACGGAAACAGATCATCTTCAACGAATACAAATTCAAGTTCATCTTCCGGCGTGTTGTCCCAGTACGGATCAACTCGGTACTCGACATCGATTTCATGACCGCCTGTTATCTCGATCGACGTTGCGATCTCTTTGAGTTCTTCCGTGCTGGATTGACTCAATAAAGCATCGACGACTTCGGCAAGCTGGTCTCGAAACATCCAATTCGCGTCCGAACGATCAATCAAGATCGTCAGCAGCATCGGAACTTTTAATTGCACTTCCACTTTCGACATAGCTATCACCTAAAATCCTCTGGTTCATAACTTAGTTCAAACATGTACGCCGCTTCGCCGTCCGCAAAATAGTCTTCTCGTATCTCTCGGCACTCAACAAGCTGCGTCTTGAGAAACAGTTGAGCATCGAGATTGCTTTCTCTAACCGGCAGCACTAATCGCCTACGCACAATCGTCAATCGATCTTCGATCGCATCCAAGAGCATCTCACCGATGCCGCATCTCCGCATCCGAGGATGCACTGCTATACGCTGTAGCCAGATATGCGCGTCGCCTTGTCCGCCGTCGAGTTTGTAGATCGCGTAACCAACAACAATGTTTTCAATCGTCGCCACGAGTCCGCTTGCTTCTTGTCGTGCAATCGACCAAGCGATGACTTCGGGTAGCCACGGATCGGCAAAGCAAAGTTCCTCGATTTGTCCAACCGTCGCCAAGTCCATCCTGTGCATGAAGCGTATCTCGATCGGCACTTCAATCTCACTTGTTTCCGAGGTCGATCGGGTCATTGCCTTTGTTTTCCTGCACCCACTGCAAAATCGATTTTCTTCCATGTCCATAAAGTTCTCCATCTGAAGCATAACCTTGAACAATCCCCACAATCTCACCCTTTGAATCCGCAATCAATCCGCCGGAGTCACCCGGTACGCTTCGGCCTCGTAGCTTGCCGCTGACGTGCTTGCCCGGCGTGTAGCCAAATCCTCGACCGTAGCCTATAGCAAAGATCGATTCACCTTCACCTAAATCAGTTGACCGAAACTTTCGCGGTACAATGTCGAGTTCCTTTTCCAATCGTACCAGCGAACGGTCATGGAACAGGTCGAGAGCGATGACTTTGCCGCGAACGACTTCCGCTCTGAACTTAATTTCCGCTAGCGAACCTCCAACAACGTGCGCCGCCGTTAGCACAAGCGAACGCTCAATCACCGTACAGCTACCTTGCGACTCCACACCTTCGCAGCCTTTGAAGGTTATCGGCAGAACCGTATCCGATTTGTAACTTACTTTTATCTTTTCTTGTGCAAGTGCTGCTTGTGCGATGCAACCGACGATGAAACTTGCTGCGATGGGAATCCATGCTTTCACGTTTGTATCCTTTCGTAAAGAAGTTAAAACGCACCGAATCCCGCATCGGTGCCACCGCGAGCAGGGGAGTATCTCTGCTAGTCTGTGGTTAGATGTTATGACCCATCAGGCACTCACAGTTTGCCACCGACTTCGCCATCCATAACAGGTTCGGCTACCTCTGCCGAGTCCGTCGCATCAAACACGCTTCGAAGTTCCGTCACGCTGATTCGCGTTGGTGTTGCTTCAACGAGTGAATCGTCGTCTCGTTCGTAAGCGTCGCGAATCTCGGATGAAAGCGGAATCCATTTTGAAGCTCGACGAAAAACGGTCTTCTTGGCCATCTCGGCAAAGTCCGTCACCCACGGCCCGCTTGAACCGGACTTACTTCTCTTGCGAATCGATTCGATTTCATCGCGCGTCATCACTTCATGCTTGCACGCAGACGCCATCGTAATAACGCAATAAGCTCCAATGATCTCGCCCTGCTTGTATGCTGCACGATCTGGCCTCCAAGCCCACGGAATATGACGATTGACGGAGCCAAGATTGAATTCGAAGATGTCACCTTCTCGGATAACGTCAGCATGAATCGATTTGACGACGCCGGAGCGATAAGCAAGCTCGACGAGACCTTTGTAATCGATAATCAATTGACAATCGACTTTGCCGGTTTTGTTGTTCTGAAACGGGATTAGGTGAGCTAATCGTCCGTCAGGCTCCAGGCCAATCGCGGAACAACTAAGCAAGGCTTGAAAGAACGATGCTTGATCGCACTGAGCGAGCTTCGGCGTTTTCGTAAGTGCGGTAAGTGCGACCCGTGCCATGCGATCCGCCGTCAAGTGCTTCGGCAATGCGTCGGCAAGTTGCTGCTTCAGCGCGTCCGACTGCAAGTGATCGCGGATCGTTAGGGATGTTTTCTGTTTTGCGATTTCGTTAGTCAATTGAGAGTTCCTTTTTATTAAGCCTTAGTAAATTACCTTCTCGAATGACTTCTTTTGCTTTGATTAGAAAGTGAAGCAATCGAAGACCGTTTTTCATTTTTGCACACTCTTGGATCGTCAAGCCTTCCGGCCTAGCTGCTAATCGGCGAATATCTGCCGTGACTCCTTTTTTTACCTTACGAACTTTCTTTGGAAGCGTTCTCGGCAATTCTCGGAATTTTATCTTGTAAAATCTATGAATCGCTTCTTGTGCAAGTTCCGTTGTATCTTTGATTTTCTTGCCTCGCCTTATCCCAAGAGGCATTCTTTTTGTAACTTCTGTTAAAGCGACCTCTTTATCGCAAGGCGTGTTTTCTTCTAACCATGCTGCCGCGATCGAAACCCAGGGAATTGTCATAGGCTCCTCAGCTTTCTTGCGACGCCTTCGATTTGCGATTTAACAGCGTCCTTGTCATCAACAATATCCATCGAAGAAAACGTCTTGTGTTTGTCAAGAATCAGATCCAACTTCCTCAGCAACTTTAGAAAGTCATTGCGAATCGAGCTAGCAATCTTCCTTTCAGGATTCAAAAGCTTTGCGTTTTGCAGTGCTACAATCTGCTCTCGTTCGCTTGGTTTAGAGAGTGCCGACGTAAGCACATCGACGACCTCATCTCTATTAAGCTTCTTAGATGATTCGACAAAATCAAACGCTTCTTTGTGAACCTCATCAGACACCACTTTTTCAAGTATCTTGGCAACTCGTACATGGGGTTTGTAGTTACTGTTGACGCGAGCCGCTAATTTCTGAAAAGCCTTTCTACTGCTGATATGACTAGATAGCGTGTTGGCGTTGACGCGAAATAGCTGAGACGCTTCCTTTTGCGTCTTACAGATACCTTTGTCGATTGCATCGATTGCATATCTTACGCGATCGTTATCGGAAACTGATTTGCCGTTAGCAAGGTTTAGCATTTGGCAAAGAACATTAAATTCGCTTTCTCCAACCTCGACGATGTAGCAATCAATCATATTTTCGCCGAGGCGAATCATTGCTTCAAGTCGATGATTTCCACCAGCAACGACGTAGGTAACAGCGTTTTTCGAAGTCGTTTTCCAGACCACAATTGCAGGTATCGGATCTCTATCGGCAGCTCCGAGAGTAATCGATTGAACGTGCTCCTCATCTAGGTTTACATCGAGTCTCGCTGTGTTCTGCAAAGACCGCTTTTTATCGATCGATGAAACAGGAAGGAACTTTCTTGTAAATCCTATTCCAAGCTGAGACAGCATTTTTTCGGCAACAACATCACTAATCCAGTTAATCATAACGCTTTCCTTAATACTCCAAAAAGTAAAACTACTAACTCGCCCATCTCGGCAGCGACAATGCTACCAACTCTTTTTCCGCCGTTTCCGACCAATCGTTCTCATCTCGTCTCCGCTTGTACTCGGCTAGCAATTCATCGATCTTTTGATGCCCGATAATGATCGCGGCGTCGTCGAGAAGTCTCGTATGAATCCTGTAGGGTGGATTCGTTTCGACGGCAACGATAACAAAGTTACTGAATCGCTGGCCGTAATGAATTGAGCATCCAGTTAAGTAGAACGCTGCTTGCAAGTGGTAGCTGTATTTCGCAACCGCTGTATCAATTTCGCTAACGCTTTGGCACGTCTTAACGTCAACGATATATTCCCGTTCCGTAACAAGATCCGGAATGCCTTTACAATCAACGTCCGCGATCGGATCGACCCACTGGATCGGATTCTCGATGTGCGTTGCCTTATCAATCAACGTCGCTACGACCGGATGCCGAGCTGCTGAGCGTGCGACTCGGAGAGCCATGTTGAATTCCTCATCCGTCAGGATAATCTTTTCGACTTGCTGATCTCGCCAATCTTCGTAAGCCTTTCCGCGACGATGACCGTTAGACGCTAAAACGCTTCTCGGTGGAGTCGTGCAAACTTTATCGAGCTTCTTCGGTTCTAGGATCGCCGAGTGAATCACCGTCCCAAGTTCCTGCGATCTTGTTGATTCACTTTGTAGCGTCTTTAAGATATGCTTCGCTTCAAACAGCCTTGGACTCGTCGCCAAGTCTTTCAGCATCGATTGCGAGATAGCTTCAATTTCTTTATAGTCCACGAACTAAATTCCTTTCCTGTTTCTCTTTTTCAATCTGACAGCCGAAGCAAACTTCCGTTCGAATCTTCGCACCACAACCAGAACATCGCCAAGGCTCAACGTAACCTACTTCGTGCTTCTCTCGGTTTGCTCGCTTAAGTCGATTACGATTTCGAGTTGAGCAACCTTTGCAGCGCGTACACTTTCTGCCAACTGCAATCCCGCACTCGATGCATTTACCCGTTCTTTGGTACATTGCGACGCCCTTTCTGCTTCGCATTAGTGCGAGTAATTTGAACTTCTGAAGGAGCCTGAAACGCTAGCTTGACGCGATTACCCTTAATCGAAATCAGCGTTACCAGACAGTCACCAACCTCCACCGATTCATCGAGACCGAAACCGAGAATCAAACGTCCGTGCTTGTTTATGCTTTCCATGCTTTTATCCATTCGTGAGAAAATGCGACACCGAAAATAACGACTAAAAGCCAAAACCAGATCATTCTTACACCATCCACCAAAGACGATTACGAGCAATCCAAGACCTCTTTGCAGCCAAACCAATTCCGTATGACCTCCCAAGATCGCAGAATGCTAGTTGACTTTTTGGGAGCCACTGACGCTTTGAGTGTATGCCAGTCATGGCTTCCACAAGCACCGCTTTTTCGCGAATCTCAACAATATCAACATCTATCCGCAAGAACTTATCGTCGCTCGCTGGAAGTGTTCTGCAAAAAGCTTCAAATGATTCACGTTCCATTGCTCTGCTCCAAGTGAAAAAGCCGGAGCCTATCCCGGCAGGAGGCAGAAGCAACTGACTAAACTTCAAGCTTTGCGATCTCAGAAGAAAACTCGCAGATGATCTCGAAGACATCTTTACGGAAGTGTTCGCTATAGGTTCCGGAAGTCTTGCCAACAGCTCGGCAACCTTGGCAGTCTTCGGCAGAGTCGAACACGAAGCTGAACTTCTGCTTTTTGATTTTGCCGCTGCTTGTAACTTCGCCTTCGCAGTTCAGGAAGCGACCGTTAAAACTTGCGCGGGTGGCTAGATACTTTGTCTTAGAAGGTGCGGTGATGCGTTCGATCAGTTGTTGTTGGATCTCAGTCATTTTCTCTACTCCCAAAAAGTGTTTTGTTTCTCGTCTCGACCCGTGTAATTATATCGTACACGATTCAATTAACTCAATAGTAGAAAACAAAAAATCCAAAAAAGATTTTCCTACTTCTTTCGGGGACGGCCAACGGGTTTGCGAGACGTCGCAAATTGAGACAAATCGGAATCGGTAAAAAGCTTTAGCGAACCGACGATAAGAGATGGAACGATCAATCCGCGCCGGACGTAGGTGCGAACTGTGATAGGAGAAATGCCGAGTTTAGCGGCGGCTGTCGTCGTGTTGTAGAGCTGTTGCTTTGTCATGCCACAATACTAATCGCGACCGTTGCAAATTTCTAGGTCAGTCGAAAGATTCTTGTATTGGCGATGACTTCAAAAGCAAAGCCGCTTGCGTGAACCGCTTCAATCACGCCTGGTTCAGTCGGGTAGTAATCGTGACCCGCTAGGATGCCACCGTCGGCGAGCTTGGTTTTCCAGCCAGTTAAATCCGCAAGCACTTCCGCGAAGTTGTGGTCGCCGTCGATGTAGATGCTGGTTGCGATGCCTTTGAATTCCCTGCAAGCATCAACCGACGTTCGCTCTACGTGCGTCACAACAAGATCCGGTCTATGATACCTAATCGCGTCTAAGGTCGCGTTTAACGAGGCACGTTGCCAATCTGGAGAAGGCATGGGCCAGATGTTTTGATCGACTGGCATCAGCGGTTCAACCGAGATTATCTCCGCACCTTCCGCTGCGCTCATCGCGGTTACGAAAAGCGATCTTCCGCAATACGTTCCGATTTCAACGTGCCTAGTCGTACCGCTAAACATATCCCAAAGAACGCCAAGCTCAACTGGCCAGCACATTCCAGGAATCTGATAACACCGTTTAACCGCTTCAGATCGCTTCATAGTTAATCCGCCAGTGCGGCATCCTCAACGACGAACGCGCCGTAAACGATCACTTGCTTGGAGCCACTTGAGGCGACTCGAAGCGACCACATGAAGCGGCCAACGGTTCCCACGGCTGTGGCGTTTGGTGAGAAGCTAAAGTAGTTACTGTCGGTTCCGCTTATCGTGATGTTAGCCGCTGCGATCAACTGCAAATCGGTTCCCGCTTTCGTTTGGATGCACACTTCGAGTGCGCCGAGCGTCGAAAGATTAACCGGACTCGTGCCCGAAAAGACGCCAACCGTTATCGCGGATCGATCGCCCTTGTAGGTTGTGATTGTCGTTGCCACGGCTCGCACCGGCGTTTGCGCGACAACAGGGGTAACAACGATCGAACCACCACCGCCACCACCCGTTAAAGCATTTGCATCGACTTGGTTGGCGACTGTAAAGCTCAATTGATCTGTCTTCGCTTTAATCGCACTAATCTCGGTGTCTACAAAATCATCAATCGTGTCGATCTTTGTTTCGACGGTCGTTAGCTGCGTTGTTGTTGCCAGCCCCGCTTGCATTTCCGCAATTGTCCAAGTCAAATTCGGTATCATCACATAGGCACTTGTCGTATCTGGCACGATTGCCCATTCACCGTTTGCCGACCTCGTGCGAATCGTCGCAACCTTGGTCGAGCCAACGTAATCCTCTACCAGTGCAATCTGGTCTTGCCCTGTACCGCTGCGGATAAACACTAGCTGACCGTTGTACGCATCGTCGCTAGTCGAGGCACTTGTGTTAAGCGTTATCGTTGTTGTCGTTGCTGCTTGTGCCAAACCTTCATTCACGCTTTCACGTCCTGCGTCACCGAGAATGACAAACTCAGAAGTATTGTCGGGATTCACACGCCAATCGCGGTCAACTGTTGCAACTTTAGTGCTGCCGTTGTACTGCAAAATAAGTCTCGTTTGTCCTGCCCCGGTTCCGGTTTCGATAAACACTAGGCCAGGATCATATGCACCATTAGTTGAGCTTGCACCTGTATCTAGCTGAATCTGATTATTTCCGGTTCCTGCACCTTGCGCAGTTCCGCTGTGAACGATCACGCTTGCTAGTTGCCTTAATCTTCGACCTGCTGATGCTGCTACGTTGTGCGTTGCGCCGGTCAATACTTCATCCCAAACAGCATCCGCAATACCCGTCGTCATCAATTCTTCGTAAGTGTCGGATGGTAAAACATCGTACCGATGATTACTCATGCTCATCGCGGAGTTATTCACGATAATGTCTAAGCGTCCAAGACTATCAACATTCCCGGTCGTTAACGCAATCGTGTAGTAACCATTTGTTGAATGCGTTACTGTTGCTCCGGTGAGCGTTGCCACCGAACCATTCTTGGCGATTGAAAAGTCCGCTAGCACCGCCGTTGTCACGGCAACACCATCGGCATCAAGTACTGGGCCGACTATAACGGTTGCGGTCGTGGATTGTTTTAATAACTGCATTAAGGCATCCCCGTTAATAATCGTCGGCGTTTGCTGCCCGATGGGAATTGGTAGTAGGTATATTGCTTAGGTCGTGACTGGAGGCCGATGCCTCTGCGAGAGGCAAGTTGACGGATTTCGGGAGGGGTTAGAACGCGATTGTAAATGCGGATGTCGTCGAGTTGACCATTTAGCGGAGTATCAGTTGTCGCTCTATCTGCGAAAATAACATTAGCTGTTGAATTGAATATCGAAGTCGGGTAAGACCCTGTTAATGTTGTTGATACTGCATTTCCATTTAAGTAAATTTGGAAAGCAGAAGCTCCAATAACTCCAACGACATGAGTCCAATCCGTTGTGACCGTTCCGCCTTGGCCGTATGGAATCGCTGTTCCATCTGGAGATACTAAAATTCGCACTGCATTGTTTATCAAAGCTAAATACCAAGCTCTATTGCCTTCAGCACCATAATGCGATGCAAGCATCTGAACACCCGAAACCGTATTCGGTTTCACCCAGCAAGCAATTGTTAAAGGCAAGGCTGAATATCGCAAAGCATTTGCTTCGACCCTGTCATTCGACCCGTCGAAATCTAACGCTCCCGCCCCGCCGCTAACAACCCAATCTTCGCTGGTCATATTCGTCAGCGTTCCATGATTGCCATAGCCACTGCGGTCAACGAGGCGATAGCCACTTGCACCGAGTGATGGACACCACGCACCTACCAAGCCCTCGGACAGCGAGCTATGCTCTTGCTGCGACTTGACAATGACGCTGTAGGTTTTCTCGCGGGTTTCGATGTAGTCGGTATGGCGTGGGGTTGACTGGAGTCCGATGCCACGCCTGCTGGCAAGGCGGCGGATTTCGGGAGGGGTTAGGATTCGGTTGTAAATACGAACATCATCTATAAATCCGGCAAACTGTGAATTAGTACCATCCCTACAACCAATTTGTAGATTCACGCTGTTAGTTGTATCAGTCACAGCATCGTTGTAAGCGTCACTGGTTGCAGGTTGTGTGCCATTCACATACAAAGAAATAGCTGAAGTTGCTGCATTTGCTGGTTTCGTAACCGTAACGTGATACCAAGTATTGGTAGCTATGACAGCCGACGATGTTTCTTTTCTTTTGAGCGGTTGTAATGCCGAGTCACTAGCCAAATCAAATCGCAACAAACCTCCGCTGACGTAAAAGTTCATCCCGTCAAAGTTAGGAGTTATTTTGGCGTTAGTTAAAATTGTTCTGTTTGATGTCACTGACGTTGCGTAAATCCACGCACTAATTGAATAGGCCGATGATTGTACGAATCGAGAATTTAGAGATGTTCCAAAATTTACAAAATCATTCGACCCATCGAAATCTAACGCCATGCCATTGCTTGCTACCCAGTCCGTAGCAGCATCCATGTTGGTCAACGTCCCATGATTCCCCCGTCCGCTGACATCAACCGCCCGATACCCCGTTGCTCCGCTTACGCTCGGGCAGATGGCTAGGACGAGGCCTTCACGCAATGAATCGTAATCCGACTGGCTGCGGGTGATGGCTGCGTAGGTTTTGTCTTTCGGAGGTTTGTAGGCGTAGCGTTTTGCGAAGTGCGAAGAAGTGCGTGAAGATGTTTTGAATCCGATGCCACGTTCGGAAGCAAGGAGTTTTATGTCGCCTGCGGATAATGGCCTATTGTAAATACGAACATCATCCAATTGTCCCGCCCAATTTTCCGTTCCATCGTTATTGGCCGCAAAGGTTGCTTTACGATTTGTAAACGCAGAAAGCGATGTTCCAAGGGTTGCGGATGCGGAAAGTAGCAGACCGTTGCGATATAGCGAAATACCTGAACTTAATGTATATGATGTATATACAACACATAGGTGTTGCCATTCGTTCGATGTCAAAACATTGCCTGACGATGTATAGTCATGCAAATATCCGTTTGCCTCAAAAACTGCGTTTCGTTGCAACAGCAATCTACGTTGTCCTGAAGACTCATTTCCGAGTGCAAAGATTGCTTTAACTGTATTTACGTTCGCTGGCTTGCACCAACAAGCAATCGTTAGTCGCGTTTCATTACCTGTAATTGGCAAATCAGAACTGACGACATAATCATCGGTTCCATCAAAGTCGAGAGCTAGATTACCACCACTCACCACCCAATCACTCGCATCCATGTTCGTCAGCACGCCGTGATTTGAACCAACTCTATCAACAAGCCTATACCCAGTGCTGCCCAGACTAGGTATCCAAGCAGCAACGAGTCCGTTTTTCAGGTTGGCTAAGTCACGACTCGACATTAAGACACCGTATCGTAAACAGGCTGGACGCGAATCTGGTGATTACCAGCAGTGGCGTTAAGTGCAACACCGCTATTTTGTGTTATAAACAGCACAAATTTTGGAGGCACATCGCCACCAAAGACGCTGCTGATTAGTACAGGCCCAAAATCATATTGCTGGTTGCTCGTTGATGTTGTTGCCATCTCAGCAACAAACCGACAAACCGCATTTTTGATTTCTGCGAGAGGTATGGTCTCTGCGGAATTTGTTCCATCGAAAACAGTTGGCCAAAGTGAACCCGATGAGTCCATAGCCCCTACGGCCCATACTTGAATGGATCGACTTGCCGTGGGCGAAATGCCAGTCATCACTTTACCAGATACCCAATAGTCTCTGCGACCGTCAACGGTGTTGTCCACGGCTGATGACTCTTGACCAGCCAACAAGTTGGTATCACTTGCCAGAGAGGCTAGCGTCATCGAAAGGTCGGATGCTGTTGCGTAGTTTATTTTTCCGGTTGCCATTAGTTGCTAACTCCCATTTCTTTGCGTGCGTTGATTACCAATCCGATGCCAACTTCAGGCAGACCGTTCTGACTCGTCCACGATGCGGTATGACTTCCCATTGCAACCACGTCAGCTTTGTTGCTTGCGGACATAATGCCAGCAGACACAAGACCGTCAAGCATCGCTTGCACTTCTGGCTTGTTGACATCAAGCGTGCTGATTCTTGGGTCATCCACCCAGTCCAGAACACTTACGCAGAGTGCAGCCACTTGCGGATTGCTGTTGGCTTGACCTGCTTTGAGCTTCGGCCAGATTCCATTGATAATTGCGTATTCTTTCAGTTTGTGAATCGCTACGGTTTGCTGCACAGTTACCGTTTTGGCGTTGACTGCATCTGCTGCTTGCTGGTCAGTGAGAGCAGCGTACTGTGGTTTGGAAAGTTCGTCGGATAGTATGCTCACTGTTTATTCTCCTGGTGCTTGCACCCTTCGGCCTTAATGAATGTTTTTAGGTCAGCAAACTCATTTCTGCGAAACTCTCGTTCTTCGCGTAAAGTGTCGCTAAATTTGTCGGTGATCTTGTCCATGCTGTTAGCGTGTTTCTCGGTTAAATCTGGAATCGTTTTCGTCGTCGTCCAGTACAAATACCAAACGAGCGTTCCAGTTACGCCGAGCGAGCCGCAAAGGGAGACAATCAATTCCATTGACTAGCCCTTTCGAAATAGTCGCTTTAGTAGTCCCCGCACCGGCTGCTTGACTCGCATCTGCTTAACGACTTTGACGGGAGCCGAGGCAACTTCGGAAACGGCACTAACACTCTGCTGAACCACCGCCTTTGGAACTTGCACCAAGTTACACTGACCGTTCTTGCAGTCCGAAGCAATCGCGGTTGATCCAATAGCGAACAGGCACAATATGGACAGAACTCGAAATTTCATTTTCTAATCTCCGGAGCAGTTTGACCGCCGATGTCTCTAGCGGCACGAATTAAATAGAAAGCATGGTAGCGGTTGGGTTGTGACAAATGATTTTCCCAAGAGTTCCAGGCAAGCCCGTTGACTCCGAACGACTTGCCCCAAGAGTTCCAAATCTGGAATTCG